GTATTATGATGAACGAGGTCTTGACCGATACTATGGTCTGCTAGAACTCGGTGAGAAGTATGGAGTCTTTGAACGTGTAGGTAACCGATATAAGATTGGAGAAACATCTGTGTATCCAAAATCTATTCTTTCAGATCCTGAGAAATATTTCACTACAGAAGTGATGGAACAACTTGACAAGGCTGCTCAGAAGGAGTACAGTTACGGTTCATTCGAAGAGGAGGAAGACCAACTTGATTGATAAGATTGAACGTAAAATTTTATCTAAGTTGATTCATGATGAATCTTATCTCCGTAAAGTAATTCCTTTCATCCAAGATATTTACTTTGATATTCATTCGGAAAAAACTATCTTTCAGGAGATCAACAATTTTGTAACTCAGTATGGTACATGTCCAACCAAGTCTGTACTATCAATTGAGATAGAAAACAGAACAGATCTTTCTGAAGATGGATATCAAGAATGCTCTAAGATTCTTGATGAACTTCGTGATGAGAAAGTAGATGAACAGTGGTTGATTGATACCACAGAGAAGTGGTGTAAAGAACGTGCAGTGTATCTTGCACTGATTGAGTCTGTAAAGATCGCGGATGGTAAGGATAAAACTAGGAGTCGTGATGCAATTCCTAGTATCCTTTCTGAGGCTTTGTCTATCAGTTTTGATGATCATGTTGGTCATGATTACTTCAGTGATGCAGATGCACGATATGAGTTCTATCACAAGAAAGAAGAGAAGATTCCATTTGATCTAGAGATGTTCAACAAGATCACTAAAGGTGGTCTTCCTAGTAAAACTCTGAACATTGCACTTGCAGGAACTGGTGTTGGTAAATCACTGTTTATGTGTCACCAAGCCGCATCTTGTTTGATGGATGGTAAGAATGTTTTGTACATTACTTTGGAGATGTCTGAGGAAAGAATTGCAGAACGTATTGATGCAAATCTATTCAACGTAGATATCAAGTCTCTGATGGATCTTCCTAAACCGATGTTTGATACTAAGGTGCAGAAGGTTCTGAAGAAGACTCAGGGAACTCTTATAATTAAAGAGTATCCAACAGCATCTGCTCATGCAGGACATTTCAAATCTCTACTTAACGAGCTATCTCTTAAGAAGGGATTTTCTCCAGACATTATTTTCATTGACTACCTCAACATTTGTTCTTCAAGTAGATTCAAAGGTACTATCGTTAACTCGTATACTTTTGTCAAAGCCATTGCAGAAGAACTTAGGGGACTTGCTGTAGAACATAATGTCCCCATCGTATCTGCTACACAAACTACTCGCACAGGTTATAGTTCTTCTGATGTTGATCTCACTGATACCAGTGAGTCCTTTGGTCTTCCTGCTACTGCTGACTTCATGTTTGCTCTCATCTCCACTGAGGAACTTGAAGAACTTAACCAAATCATGGTTAAACAACTCAAGAACCGATACAACGATCCGACCATGAACAAACGTTTTGTGATCGGTATTGACAGAGCTAAGATGAAGTTGTATAATCTAGAGGACAGTGCTCAGACGAACATTGTTGACTCTGGACGAGAAGAGGAAGAAGATTACGCTTCTGTCCTTGATAAAAAATTCCGAAATTTTGATGGTTTCAAAGTATGACGCAACAAATTGATCAACATAAATACATTGACTTTGTAAATAACGTTACTAGTATTTCTTCTAGTAATCCCGAAGCATTCATTGATCGGGTAAATGAACTTGAACGTAAGTTGCCTGAAGACAACATCAACGGGGTTGGTGTTGATTTAAACCGACTTCTGACTGCTGCAATTGGTATTTGTGCTGAAGGTGGTGAGTTTGCTGAGATCGTCAAGAAGATTTCTTTCCAAGGTAAACCTTACAATGAAGCAAATCGTGAGCATATGATTGTAGAACTTGGAGATGTGATGTGGTATATCGCACAAGGTTGTATTGCACTTGGAGTTGACTTCAATGAAATTCTTGAAAGAAACGTTCAAAAACTTACATCAAGGTATCCAGAAGGTACATTTGATGTATACTACTCAGAGAATAGAAAAGAAGGAGATATCTGATAAAGGTATCCGAGAAGCAATGAGAGAGACTCTAATTGGATTCTCTCTCCACCCAAAAGTCTTTAAGAGAAATAAATAGAGGGGAATTAACCCCCTCTTTTTTAATGGCTAAACGCGGAACGAAGAAGTCAACTTCTGCACCAATGCTGTCTGGAGTTTTAAAAACAAAAGTTCTAGCAGTAATGAATTCTTTGGGTGGAGATAACTTTGCCTGTTACAATATTGATAAGGTGAATGTTGGCACAGATAGGGCAAAGATAAAATTTTACATGAAGGTATTGGTTAAAAAATCCAATCGTGATTTGGCAACTAATCAAGTTGCTGCCGAATTAGAAAAAAACAATATACCTTTCATACGAGATGATTATGTAATAGATGTCCCACTAAATCCATCTGATGCAGCTGCTGGCGATAAGATACGATTGGAAATTAAACCAACAGCTGGTGGATCTGGTGCTGGTGCAATTGAAACTGCAAAGAATGAATCTGCACAAGCTTTATTCTGTGCTTTGAGGTGGAGTAGAACTCAAGATCTTACCGCAAATAACTGGAGTTTTGATGATTTGCAAACAGTATATTCTGCAAACTGCGATTTAAATCCAACTTCATTGTGGTCAAATGATATTGAAGTTTTGTTGACTGTAAATCCAAAGTGGATTGAATCTCATATAAAAGGTGCAAATTTAATTTATAAAAAAATTAGAGAGATTAGTTCTTCTAAAACATATACTTTCCATAGAGGAAGTAATGTAGTAAAACAAATTGAAAATACCTTTAAGAGGTGTGATAAGATATATCCAGGTGGTAAAAATTTCTCAGATCTTAATAAGTGGAGTCCAGCAGATATTTACATTATTAGTAATGAGTTTATAACTTCAGGTCTTTCTCAACTAACAGCATCTCCTTCTCTGGAAGTTCTAAATCAAAAGATGCAAGAATATTTTGATTCTGGAGATTTAATTGGAATTTCTTTGAAAAAGATTGAAAGTGGAGATGGTCGTTGGTCTGTTAAGAATCACAAAAATATTCCCAAGGATGTTAGTCAGGTAAGTTTTAGAGGACTTGAGGGAACATTCAAATCAATTGACGTATATGTTAAGTGGGGTACAGCTAAAGAAGATAGAATTCAATTTAGAAATACTGGATCCGATCTTTCGTGGCAGGGAGAAATTAAAGGATTGTCTGCTGCTCAGGGAAAAATTGGTGGTGGTATTGTGGATGGGTATATTGAAAAACTTTTTCCAGGAAAAAGTCTTGGTGTAAAAAGTGGAAACGCATCAATTAAAACTAAGACGCATCCTACTAGAGCATCAGCTTCTAATCGTACAGAGGTTACTGATGATATATTCAACATCTGTAAAGAGTTAAAACCTAAGCATCCAAATTTTTTGAATGACTTTGTTGATGATCCTCAAACTAAAGTTAATATATCAAGAGGTGTTCCAGATCCAAATGATACCAAATCTGAGAAAGGACATTCATGGAGATATTCAAAATATATAAACATGAAACTTGCCAAAATTATAGACGGATTAACTCCAGCTCAGAGAGATCAGCTGGTGCGCTCTTGGTACTACTATGCCGCTTCGCAAAGTGACCTATCAGCCGTCTATGCCAAGGTAGAATGAGGTAGAATACAGTCATGGCAAAGAACACACACCTAGAGCACCTTGAAGACGATATCCTCAATCTCGGAAGCGAGGGGGGGAGATCTGCTATTGCTTTCTTAAAGTCACTGGGAGGAATGCTCTCTCAGGGAGACAAGAACAAATCTGTTAAAGTCACAACTAAGTGGGACGGTGCGCCTGCTATCATTTGTGGCATTGATCCAATTACCCAAGTATTTTTTGTTGGAAACAAATCTGTGTTTGCTAAAACACAACCTAAAGTTTGTGTCAGTGAATATGGTATTGATCAAATGTATCCAACCAGTGGACTTAATCATATTCTGAAAGAGTGTCTTAAATATCTTTCGCAACTTAACATCAAAGGAGTTATCCAAGGAGATCTTCTCTTCACGAAAGATACAAAGAAGGTAACTACTATTGGAGGCAAACGTTGCGTAACTTTTACACCAAACACTATTACCTATGCTATCCCTCTTGATACGGATTTGGGTCAACGTGTCAACAGTGCTAAGATTGGCATTGTTTTCCATACTTCTTATTCTGGTGCATCCTTGGCGGAAATGTCTGCTGGGTTTGGTGTGGATGTATCTCCATACCAAGGAAATAAAGATATTGCTGTTTTCTCTTCCGACTTCAGTGACGCAAGTGGTGTTGCAAACTTTACTCCTCAAGAACTAGTAAAGTTCAATGCAGCAGTGAATCGTGCAGATGGTTCTCTCAGACAAGCATCTAAGTTCCTTGATGTGATGAAAGGATCTGATCGTTATGCATTCAATGCAATCTTCAAACAGTTCTTCAATACATACATTCGTGGTGGGTCTGCAATTCCTCCTGTGAAGAAAGTTGTCACTGACTTTGCAAAGTATTACTCTGCATTGATTGACAAAGAGATCAATACTAAGAAGACTCCTGCTGCAAAATCCAAGTGGGAGAAAGTAAAACAGGATGGTATGAAGTTTATCTCTACCAATGAACGTTCTATCTACATGACTGTCGCTGCATACAAGAATCTCACAGAAGCAAAACTGATGGTGATTCGTCAACTAGAAAAGGTTAAGGACATCGGTACTTTCCTCAAAGACGGAAATGGATATCGTGTTACCGCACCAGAAGGATTCGTTGCAATTAAATCTGGTCGTGCAATGAAACTTGTTGACAGACTTGAGTTTTCTGTTGCGAATTTTACCGTAGATAAAGAGTGGGACAAATAAATAGAATATAGTCCTTACCTTATTTTAATGAAATCTTTTAACGACTTTTTGTGTGAAGCTAGAACTAAGGCAGGATTGGAAGCGGAAAAGAAAGGTTTAATTCATACGGGAAAAGGATACTACGCAGACGCTAAAGGTAACATTGTTGCCAAAGCAGAAGGTGGTGCTCGTCTAGTTCCTTTGACTCCAGAAGAAAAACAAAAGTTGCAATCTGGATCACCTTTAACTACCCCTCCAATGCCTCAGGGACAGATGCCAGCCGGTGGTCAAACTCCTGGTCAACAGCAACAGGTACAACAAGAACCACCAAAAGAAGAAGCACCAAAAGATCAAAAGAAAGATGGTGAAGAAGAACCAATGGTTCCTCGCAATGAGGGAGGTGGATCTGTAGTAATTACTTTCGGCAGATTCAATCCACCACATATCGGTCACTTAAAACTGATTGATAGAGTTGCGGATGAGGCATATAAGGATGGATCTGATTACATGATCTATCCAAGTCAGTCTCAAGATCCAAAGAAAAATCCTTTGGACTTCCAAACAAAGACTAATGTTATGCAAACGATGTTCCCGCACCATGCTGGAAATATCGTTAGTGATCCCTCTGGTGGTAGAAACATCTTTGATGTTCTGAAAGGACTTCATGCACAAGGTTATGATAATGTTAAGATTGTAGTTGGTGATGATCGTGTCAAAGAGTTTACCAATATCACTGGTAAATATAATGGCAAGACATATAACTTTGGTAAACTAGATGTAGTAAGTGCAGGTGAAAGAGATCCTGACTCGGAAGATGTAGAAGGTATGTCTGCATCTAAGATGAGAAAGGCAGCTCAAGATAATGATTATGATTCGTTTAAGAAGGGACTCCCCAAGGATGTTAAATCTGCAGATGCTAAATCCATCTACATGCAGGTTCGTCGTTCTATGAACCTTGAGGAAGATCTTTATCAGATTGCTCCAAAACTAGATCAACAATCTTTGAGGGAAGAGTATTTCCAAGAAAACATTTTTAATCTTGGAGATATTGTTGAGAGTTTGAGCACTGGTGTGGTTGGAAAAATTATTTTCCGTGGATCAAATTATGTAATTCTTGTGGATGAAGAGGGAAGAACATTTAGAACATGGTTAGATAACATAACCGAGAAAGTTATCTGGGAAATTGGAACTGATGTTTATCGTGCAGCAGTCCAAAAATTAACTCCTGGTCAACCAGTAGTTTCTTATGCACACAAAACTCCCTCAACACTAAATAGTAGTAAAAAGAAATCTAAGAATGGAACTATCTAAACTCGCAGCATATCTTCACGTTGATCCATCTAAATTGATGAAGGCACAAGGTCTTGTAGAAAAGGCACTTGTGATGTTTGACAACGATGAGGAACTAGTAGAAGCTCATCTTAAAGAACATCTTGCTGGTGATTCACTTGCATATGCAATGGATCTTATCAGTGAAGCTGCAATGTCCTACATGGGCACTAAAGTAGAGTTCAACGGAAAGACCTACAGTGCTCCAACACTTGCAATCTATAACGTTGCTTCAAAACCAGAACTCAAGGCAAAGATCAAAGAGAAAGTTTCTAAGAGAAACGAACAAGAAAAAGAAATGAGAAAAGAAGAAGTTGAACTTCTTCCAGAAGAGGATTATGATAGAATGAAGGATCGTCGCATGGAAAGAGGCGGCGTAGATGGTAACAATAGATATCCTTCAAAATCATCTGGTTCTACAAAACCACATGATCCTAAAAAAGCTGCTGAGACTAGACAGAAAGCTCTAGATATGGTTAGAGCATCTATTGAGAAGCAGTATGGTAAAGGTGCTTTGATGAAGTCAAAGAATGAAGCACTTGATCCAGTTGGTAAGGAAGATGCAGACGTAGATAACGACGGTAAGAAGAACGACAAGAACGATAAGTACATCAAGAATCGTCGTGCTGCAATTGCTAAGGCAATGTCAACCCGCAAGGAAGAAGTTGAACTAGACGAAGCAACTGCAATGGCAAAACGTGGTTATGATGAAACCAAACTACGTAAGCCTGCTGGTGGTGGTGAAGCAGCAGATAGAGCATCTGCACTTGAAAAGAAATCAACATATGGTGATAAGAACAAAGAAGCGCAAAGATCTAACTACGCTAGAAAGCAAAGAGGAGACTTCCGTAAGACTGCTTCTTCTTCACCAGGACTACATGGTTATGCACACAAGTCTAATGATCCTGCAGTAAAAGCAAAACAGGCTGCAAGAGGTGCTCAAAGAGCTGCTCTAACTCCTGCTGAGAAGAAACAGTACAACAGGGAAGAGTTTGAGATTGATATGGAGATGCTAGAACAGTTCCATATTCTCAAGGACTATTTCATTGAGAATGAAATTGCATTTAATGAGGATGAAGTTCTAGAGATCTTTGAGAATATCTCGGATGAGGATTTTGATTATTTCATGAACGAGGCAGAAAATCAAATTAAACTCGTTGGGAAAAAGAAGGATGGTGTTGTAATCAACCCAAAGGTCAAGGGTGTTGGTAGTATGAATGAACAGGCTCCAATGCAACCACAAATGGTTGCTAAGAAGAAGCCAATGCCACAACAACCAACCACCCAAACTGCACAACCACAATCCGCTCAAACTGCACAACAATCTCAACAGGGTCAACAGATTCAGAGAAGACAACTTGCTCTGAACAAACAGAAGGTTGCACTTCAACAGAAGGCAACCACTCAGAAGAAACCTGCTGATATGCATGTTGAAGAGAACCTTCATGAAGTTGATCTTTCAACTCAAGGTCCAGACTTCAGCAATCAGATTGTAAACGCTCAACCAAAACCAACGAAGAAAGGAAAGAGTCTTTCCGACTTCAAGATGATTGCAAAAAACAAAAAGCAAGCAGAAGAGGTTGAGTATGTTGAAGAGAAGGATGATCCATGCTGGAAGGGTTATACTCAAGTTGGTATGAAGAAGAAAGGTGGTCGTGAAGTTCCTAACTGTGTTCCTTCAAAGGGAGTTCCTAAAGCAAAGGGATACAAGGAAGAAGTTGAACTAGATGAGGCAAAACAATCTTTCCCCATGGACAGAGTTAAAAAGCAAATGGAAAAGGCAAGAAAGGGTTCTGTCTATGGTAGACCCCCAAGCAAAGATGCTGTTCCAAATGTAAGTGACTCCGAGAAGAAAGAAACTTCTCGCTATAGTAAGATGTTCCATGCATCTGAAAAGGCAAAGAGAGAGAAGCAGAATGCTGATAAGGCAAGACGTTCACCAACTTTCTATAAGGACACCCACCCAGCAAGTGCTCCTAAGATGAAGAAAGCAAATGAAGAAGTTGAGAACATTGAAGAGAAGTCACCTCCTGGTGATAAGTATGAGAGAATGGTCAAGCACATCAAGAAGGGTTATTCCAAAGATGGTTTGACTAAGAATGAAAAGGGAATTGCATACGCAACCGCGTGGAAAGCCTATAAAAATAAATAGATGAGGGACTCTCCCAAAATCTAAAAACGGAGGATTATCATGGGCGCAATCGTAGAACTCGTAAGACCAGTAATTATGGCAGCTCTCAACAGCTGCCATACTAAGAAACTAGTATGTGATCTACTTGACAAGTATGTAGAAACTACTGATAATGATGTTGACAATCTAATTGCAACAACAGTTAGAACTGCATTGATGAAGAACTGCAAGTGATTGAGTGCTTGTTAGTTAACTGGGGAGCTACTGTCGTATTGGCAGTTCTCCTCAGTTTTTCTGAATACTTAGGTAAGACTAAACGGTTCAAAGAGAATTCAGTTATAGATTTTACTATAGATACACTTAAGAAAATTTTGGGGAGGTGACTCCCCATTTTTTATAAATATTACTAGAATATAATTCTTTTATAGGGAGAAAACACATGCCTCTTTGGGGAAAAACTGACGCTAATGCGGACAAACCATTAAACTGGGTTGCGTCCATGACCGGCGGACAACTCATCTATGTTGATGAAACTGAAGCATCTTTGGAAGTAAACAAAGAGCGTGGTCTTAACGCTCCTGGTTGGTGGGAATATAAGTCATATACAGATACCTCTGGTAAAACCAGACATAAAGCAATTCATCTAATTGCTCTAGTTGATACAACTACAACCGAGACTCAGACTGATGATGCAATTGCAGCTGATGCAGCATCAACAATCACTATCTCTTCACAACCTTCTAATCAGTCAACGTTCACTCCTGCTGGTGGAATTCTAACTGTTGACACCATTGGTGCTGCTGATGCATTAAGAACTGCTGGTACATATACAATCACTGCTTCTGATTACATCACAGACGCTGCTGGAACTGGTGCTACATTCAGTGTAGTTGTTAATGGTTCTGGTGCTGCTACCGTAACGGTAACTGGTGCTGGTTCTGGTTTCGTTGTTGACGAAACAATCACTATTGATGATGCTGATCTAGGTGGCGGTGGTGCTGCAGATCTTACCTTTGATGTTGCAACCGTTGCAACTGCTGCTGCAACCTTCTCGGTCACCGCTTCTGCTTCTGCAGGATCTCTTGTATATCAGTGGCAAGTACAGGGTGCAACTGCAACCAGATGGACAAACGTAACTGGTGCAACCAGTGCTTCACTCGCACTCACTGGACTTACTACTGCAGACACTGGCAAGAAGTATCGTGTTAAGGTTACTTCTAGTGCCGGTGCAGCAGAAGTTACCTCTAACACTGCAACACTAACCGTAACTGCTGCATGATTTGATACATGAAATTTAATGAGTTGAATGAAGATAATTTTTTATTATTTGCTATAAAAAATTATGAGAACCCCCACTGTTCTACTAAGGATGAGTTCTTTGAAGATTTGAAGAGATTCAAATATATTAAAAGACTTTTCAAAAAGTATTGTACAACAGGGGTTCTCAAAACACATCTTTTATTGAACCACATCATTATCATATTCAACTTGTTTGATGATGCTGGAACTCCTCTCCTGTTTTATAAATTGGAACCAGAGTTCTGGTCAGCACTTAAATCATTTCTAATCTATTTGAACAGGATTGATCCAGAAATATTTTTACCTCAAATAGAAATAGACGAATACTGTTTGGAAGAATTAAACAAAATCTAATGGATAAGAAAGAACTATACGCAATGTGGGAAATGTCAGTCGGGGGAGTTGGTGGAGTCTCTCCGACGAATAGTGTTGCAGGCAATGTAATTGCTGGACTACCCCCAGATCAACCAATCGTCAGGAAAAAACTTGACGGTAGGAAGAAAGATGTTAGATCTTTCGTGAAGAAACTACTTACAAACAGAGAAAAAAGAGAAGAAAGAAGACTTAGAAAAACTGCAATCCAGGAACAAGATCTCCAGGAGAGCGGTGGCAAAGTAATTGATCAATTGAAAAAAATTGCTAACTCTGGTGCCACTTCCAACGTAGTTTTTGATAATGGTGGAAAGACCCAGGTTAGTCCACAGGAGGCCGCAAAGATTGTTTCTCTGTACAGAGAACTGAATGCAAGTAATAGAGTTAAGATGATTCGTAATATCAATGACTCTTCATCAAACTATGAAAAAATAAAAGCATTCGCACAATCAAGGGCCCAGTAAAATGTTCCAAGAATCTAAGTTAGCTGTTCTTGAATCTAAACTTAGCATGTATGAAGAACTCTCTAAGGAGATGTTATCAAAGTTAGAAAATGCTGTTGATAAAATTTCAGAAGGCAATAGTAGAATTGCAACAATACTCACTAAACACGATGAACGTATTGAACAAGCAATCAAGACAGACGATTTAATCCTCAAGATGATTGAGGAAGTAAAGACAGAAAATAAATCAGATCATAAATCTGTACTAGAAAAGATAAGAATTTTAGAAACTAAAGTAGAAGAAGTTGTAAGATTCAGATGGTTGCTCGTAGGAGGAGCCATACTTATTACATTCATTTTCTCTCAAGCGCCAGTGGTCGTGGACATCTTGACACCAGACCAGTCCTCTGGTAGACTGGAGAGATCCCAGTGATCTCTTTGTAATGTCTTACGTTGATCTGAAGTACATCAATATTATTTCACCAAGACTTCAAAAATTTTCAAAGAAGAAAGACTACCTCTATAACTTCCGTTGTCCCTATTGTGGCGATTCTGTAAAGAACAAGAATCGCGCAAGAGGGTTTTTCTTTCTGAAGAAATCCAATATGGTATACAAATGCCATAACTGTGGAGTTGGTAGGAGTCTCGCAAACTTCCTGAAAGATATTGATGTGAACGTCCATGATCAGTATGTCATGGAGAGATTCAAGAGTGGAACAACTGGTAAAGGTTCTAATGTTAAAGAACCAGAATTCAATTTTGAGAAACCAGTATTTCAGAAAAGTGATGTAGATCTAGAAAGTATCGCTGACCTAAATATTACACACCCGGCCAGGACTTATCTTCAATCACGGCAAATTCCAGAGAAATATTTCTCACAAATATACTACGCTGAAGATTTTGCATCCTGGGCCAAAGTAGAATCTAAAGTCAAGGAACCTAGAATTGTATTACCACTCAAAACATTAGATGGAAAACTTTTCGGATATCAAGGTAGGTCTCTTGACAAAAATACAAAGCTTAGGTATATCACAGTACTCCTGGATGATGACCATCCTAAATTATTTGGACTTGATCGTATAAACACAAAAGATACTATTTACGTTACAGAGGGTCCATTTGACTCTCTTTTTCTGTCTAATAGTATGGCGATGTGTGGTGCGGATGTAACTCTTGATACAGAAGTTTATCCAGACCGAGTATTTGTTTTTGATAACGAACCTAGGAACAAACAAATTGTAAGTAGATATGAGAAAGTTATTTCATCTGGAGAAAAGGTTGTTATCTGGCCAAAGGAGGTGAAAGAAAAAGATATAAATGATATGGTACTTGCTGGACTGAATGTTCAGAATGTGGTACAATCCAATGTCTATTCTGGTTTAGAAGCAAAAGTTAAATTAATTGATTGGAAAAAGGTATGAGCAACGGAACAAAAGTTAGAAAGCGCAATGGATCTTTTGAACCCCTGAATCTTGATAAGATTCATTCAATGGTAGAATGTGCATGTGGTGGTCTAAGTGGAGTCTCACCATCCCAAGTAGAAATTCAATCGGGTCTACAATTCTATGACGGTATTACAACAGATGAAATTCAAGAAATCTTGGTACGATCAGCTAGTGATCTCATTTCTCTTGATAACCCAAACTATCAGTTTGTTGCTGCTCGTCTGCTTCTTTTCGGTCTATATAAACATGTCTTTGGGCCTGAATGGAAAGTAGAATTTCCTGCAGTAAAAGATCACCTTGTTCATGGTGCATGTAGTGGGATCTATGATCAACATCTATACAGTAAGTACACTGATGATGAATGGGAAAAGATTAATTCTTATGTAGATCATCATCGTGATTATCTGTTTACCTATGCAGGTCTTCGTCAAGTTGTGGACAAGTATCTTGTGCAGGATCGTAGTAGTAATAAAAAGTACGAGACTCCACAGTTCATGTACATTCTGATTGCTGCAACTCTGTTTCAAAATTATCCAAAAGAAACAAGACTCTCTTATGTAAGGAGATACTACGATGCGATCTCAAAACACAAAATCAACATTCCTACACCAATCATGGCTGGTGTTAGAACCCCACTTCGCCAATTTGCAAGTTGTGTTCTTGTTGATGTTGATGACACCCTTGACAGTATCTTCACTTCTGACATGGCAATTGGTCGGTATGTTGCTCAAAGAGCAGGAATTGGTATCAACGCAGGCAGAATCAGGGGTATCAATAGTAAGATCCGAGGCGGAGAAGTTGCTCATACGGGTGTTATCCCATTCCTCAAAAAGTTTGAGTCAACTGTCAGATGCTGTACACAAAACGGGATTCGCGGTGGAAGTGCTACTGTCCACTTTCCAATCTGGCACCAAGAAATAGAAGATATTCTAGTATTAAAAAATAACAAAGGAACCGAAGATAACCGAGTTCGTAAGTTAGACTACAGTATCCAAATCTCAAAACTGTTCTATGAACGATTCATCCGCAACGCAGAGATCTCACTCTTCTCTCCACATGACGTTCCTGGTCTGTATGATGCTTTTGGCACTGATAGATTTGACAGTCTATATGAGTCTTATGAACGAGATCAATCTCTTCCAAGAAAGACTGTCGGAGCTCAAGAACTCATTCTGGATCTTCTAAAGGAACGTGCAGAAACTGGTCGTATTTACATCATGAATATTGACCACTGTAATTCACATAGTTCCTTCCTTGATAAAGTGAACATGAGTAATCTCTGTCAGGAGATCACACTTCCTACAGATCCACTAGAACATATTGATGGTGATGGTGAGATTGCACTTTGTATTCTTTCTGCAATCAACGTTGGAAAACTAAAAGAACTTGATGATCTAGAAGAACTCTGTGATCTATCTGTTCGTGGACTTGAAGAACTGATTGACTATCAAGGTTATCCTGTAGTTGCTGCAGAACGCTCCACAAAGGCACGTAGATCTCTCGGTGTTGGTTACATTGGTCTTGCACATTATCTTGCTCGTAATGGAGTCAAGTATGAAGATTCTGCATCATGGAAACTGGTTCATGATCTAACTGAAGCATTCCAGTATTATCTACTGAAAGCATCAAACAATATTGCTAAAGAGAAAGGTGCATGTGATTATTTTAATCGCACTAAGTATTCGCAGGGTATTCTTCCAATTGATACCTATAAGAAAGATGTAGACGAAATCGTACCTAATAACCTCAACTATGATTGGGAAACTCTTAGAACATCCATCCTTACTCACGGTCTCAGGCACTCAACACTGTCCGCACAGATGCCATCGGAAAGCAGTTCCGTTGTGTCAAATGAAACAAACGGAATTGAACCACCTAGAGATTACTTGTCCGTTAAGAAATCAAAGAAAGGGCCTCTTAAACAGATTGTCCCCCAGTATCAAACTCTTAAGAATAACTATACGCTTCTTTGGGATATGTCTGGGAATACTGGTTATATCAACATTGTTGCTGTTATGCAAAAGTTCTTTGATCAGGCAATCTCGGGTAACTGGTCGTATAATCCAGAAAATTATCCCGATAATGAAGTTCCTGTTAGCGTGATGGCAAATGACTTCCTTACAACGTATAAGTATGGATGGAAGACATCGTATTATCAGAACACCTATGATGCTAAGAAGGATGGAGATGATCTAGAAGAACAAAAATCAAAACTAGAAAGTTTGATTGCTGATCTAGAGACAGCAGATGATGATTGTGAAAGTTGCAAAATCTAAGGAGAAACAAATGGAGTTCGTTCAGTCTACAAAAACCCCCATTAAAGGAATGACAGTTTTCAATTCAAACAAAACAGAGTTGAAGAAACAACCAATGTTCTTTGGCGCCCCGCTGGGCGTCCAGAGATATGATTCCTATAAGTATCCTATCTTTGAGAAACTAACTCAACAACAACTCGGATACTTCTGGAGACCCGAGGAGGTCTCTCTCCAAAAAGATCGTGCAGACTATCAACAACTTCGTCCAGAACAAAAGCATATCTTTACTTCTAACTTGAAGTATCAGATCATGCTTGATTCTGTTCAGGGTCGTGGTCCTGGTATGGCATTCCTCCCATACTGTTCTCTACCAGAACTAGAGGGTGCTATGACTATCTGGGAAACGATGGAGATGATTCACTCACGTTCCTACACATACATCATCAAGAATGTGTATGCAGATCCTACTGAAGTATTTGATACGATTCTAGATGATCACAACATTCTCCAACGTGCAACTACAGTTACTGCTGCATATGATGAACTAATTGAATCAGCCCAACAGTGGGCTGGTGGAAATTTATGGGAACTTGGTGATCACAATACTGCAAATGTAGAACTTAAAGAACTTAAGCGTAAACTCTACCGTGCAATTGTAAACGTGAATATCCTTGAAGGTATTCGTTTCTATGTTTCTTTCGCTTGCACATTCGCATTTGGTGAACTGAAACTCATGGAAGGATCTTCAAAGATCATTTCCTTGATTGCTCGCGATGAATCTCAACACTTAGTTCTCACTCAGAATATTCTGAAGAACTGGGCAAATGGTGATGACCCAACCATCCTTGAGATCATGAAGGAAGAAGAAGAGAATGTATATGCAATGTATCGTATTGCAGTAGAGGAAGAGAAAGCATGGGCAGAGTATCTGTTCAAAGATGGTTCTATGATCGGACTGAATGCAAAACTCCTAAGTAACTATGTTGAATATATTGCTAATCGTAGGATGAAGGCAATTGGTCTCAAACCAATCTTTGATACACCTATGTCTAATAATCCTCTCCCTTGGACTGAACATTGGCTCAACTCCAAGATGATGCAGAACGCCCCACAAGAAACGGAGATTGAGAGTTATGTTATCGGTGGTATTAAACAGGATCTTAAAAAAGATTCATTCGCAGGATTCCAACTATGAGGAAGAGAGAACTGGTAAAACTCACAAAACTTCAAGAACAAATAATGAAGGAAGGGCCAACCAGTCTCTCCCAAGCCTGGGTTCTACAGGCACTAAAACGGAGATTCCAGACCCCTGGTTCTCCTGACTCTGAGGGCTAAGGCCCTCTTTTTTTATGGGTATGTGGTGCGGGATGGTCCTTCCCCTGCTTCTGGACGATCCTAGAGGGGGCTGAGAGCGTCCCTGAATCTGGTTTCCATCCCTGGTTTCTGGTGGGTGGCTTGACTTGGGCTCTAAATCTCTGTATAATAACTCTGCCAGGGTTCAGAGGAAATATAGAGCTATCTAAATAACTTTGAGTATTATTAAAGTCTTTATATAATGAAAACTCAGAGTGCAAAGGCGAAAGGTAGGAACCTACAGAAATGGGTTAGAGATCAACTCATAGAACAACTAGAGATACATCCTGAAGATATTGAATCTAGATCTATGGGTGCTGGAGGTGAAGATTTAATTATGGCCAGAGCTGCAAGAAGTAAGTTTCCTTTTTCGGTAGAGTGTAAGAATGTAGAGAAGTTGAATGTTTGGGAAGCATATGAACAAGCAAAGGCTAATTGCGGTGAGTATGAACCTATTGTTGTTATGAAAAAAAATTTTAAAAAACCACTAGTAGTAATAGACGCAGAGTACTTTATTAAACTATTCGGAGAGAATCATGCAAATTGATCTACACAACTTTTTTAAATACTACGACGAGAAGAATCCAAAGCACGTTGCTGCAGTTGATCAGCTAGAAAAGGATCTTCTCAACTCAGTTAGTAGTCTCATGCAAGATGATGCTAACTGGGTAAGAATTTTTAGAACAAGACTAGAACAACCAAAGTCAAATATTCTTCAAGTTCCTTTCTTCCCACAGACTGATAACTACAGGGATGCAAATAGAACTTGTAATTCATCAGCTTGTGCAATGTGCCTTGAGTATTTTAAACCTGGAACACTCAAAGGCTCTAAAGGTGATGATGCATATGTGCAGAAAGTCTTTGCAATTGGTGACACCACAGATCATCTAGTACAAACCAAAGTCTTAGCATCGTATGGCATTAAATCCAGTTTTTCCTATACTCTTTCTTTTGCTGATCTTGATAGAGAGCTTGCCGCTGGTAGACCTGTTGTTATTGGCATTCTTCATCGCGGCCCTTTATCTAATCCAACCGGCGGACACATGGTAGTTGTGATTGGTAAAACACCAGCTGGTGATTATGTTGTGAATGATCCCTATGGTTCACTCAACGATGGTTATACTGGTGCAGTATCCAACGGTAAAGGTGCCGTCTACAAGAGATCTGAACTCTCACGTAGATGGGTTCCTGGTGGTAAAGATGGCTGGGGAAGAATCTTTGACGTAAAAAAGTAGAATCAACATCACAATCAAAAATCCCTCACTGCGGTGTTGATTTAATTAAAGAATTTGAGGGATGTCATTTACATGCTTATCCCGATCCATTAACTGGTAGACTGCCAATCACTATTGGTTGGGGATCTACTAAAGACTTTAATGGTCAACTATTTAAGATGGGAAGAACTATTACACAAGAGTATGCTGATAAGTTACTTCTGTTTGATCTTGAACAAAGATTTCTTCCATCCCTACAAAAGATTCCTTATTGGAGTGAGATGAATGACAATCAACGTGGATCTCTTATCTCTTTTGCTTATAATCTCGGTGCTGGCTTCTACGGTAGTAATAACTTCAATACTATTACGCGCCATCTTAGAGACAAAAACTGGGGATTAATTCCTATCACTCTAGAGATGTATCGTAATCCTGGTACTAAAGTTGAAGCCGGATTGTTGAGAAGACGTAAAGCAGAAGGTAAACTATGGATCAGTTGAATCTTTATCTTCTGGTTTCTTTCTAAGATCTGCTTTGAGTGCGATGATGGTTGCAAGAAGAGACATCAAAGTTTGAATTGACTCTGAAGTATTATCATCGCACTTACTGGGTGGTTTTGCACCACTTTGATTAAAAGCTTTTACAAGATATAAGTAATGCAAACTAGTCATTACTTTAAAGTTGCATATCACATAGTTTGTAAATGTCATACCAACGATAGATGCTGCTACAAATGCAACTAATGCAGGTACGATATTATCAAGTGTTGGGTATTTTAATTTCATCTTCCTTCTTGTCTATGAATCCAAGTTTTCAGTTCGTCTAAATATCTCCTGAGTTGGTCAGCCTTTTCTAGGTGCCACTTATCGCCACTCTTGAAATACTCATGAGTGTGATTGTCTATTGCCTTTAATGTGTTGTGAATAGGAGCATTCCACGGCTCTCTAACTGGAGTGTTCCACTCTCTAGGCATACATTTTGCGCCCCGCCACCATCAATATTTATGGAGGGGTTGACAAATTTTGAGGCGTGTAGTAAAGTTACTAAATAAATCAAATTGGAAGCGTGGCCGAGTGGTTTAAGGCAGTTGTCTTGAAAACAACCAACGTTAATAGCGTTCGTGGGTTCAAATCCTACCGCTTCCGTTTAGAGTTCATTTCTATTCTTTTATGAAAATCAATCTCTGGTATTGTGAAGACATGAAACAATGGAGATGGACTCTCACCGATGATCATCGGCCTGTTGTAAGACAGGAATCTGGACAACGCCCAGATCTTCGTGATGCAATGAATGATGTTGCAACCACAGTAGAATACCTCTTGGGGAATTAGCTCAGTTGGTAGAGCGCCTGCTTTGCAAGCAGGATGTCAGCGGTTCAAGTCCGCTATTCTCCATTCCCTCCAGAAATGGGGGGATTTTTGTAATTAGAGTTTGAGACCAAATTTAGAGCCGTGGACAATGCCCTCTGAGAAGAGGGAACTTCTCCTTTGTCTATACGGATGTAGAGTTCTATTAAAATTAATGCTACTTAAAACACTTTCAATTCTCGCCGTTGCAACTGTAGGACTGGCACCCCTCCAAGCAAAGGCAGCGAGTGGTTGTACCCTCGCTTCACATTATGGA